TGACATTAAATAAATAATATAAATTAAAAAGTGGCGGAGACTTGACTTTTCGCCACTTTTTTTGTATAATGATAAATTATGTTTAGTTATCTAGGTGGTAAAAAATTTCAAGCAAAATGGATTTCAAATAGTTTTCCTAATCACAAAACCTATGTAGAACCTTTTGGCGGTGCTTTTTGGGTTTTCTTTCAAGGTAATATTAATTCAGATGTAAATGTTTATAATGATTATAACGTTTATCTAGCAAACGTATTTCATTGTGCTGTATATAAACGTAGTGAGTTTATAAAAGCACTTAAAAAATATAGGGCACAAGTTAGAACCTTATTTGAAAACATACAAGCAGAAATCACACCATTAGATTACAATATAGAATTAGGTGACGTTGAAACGGCAGCCAAATATATGTACATAGAGTTAAACACATTTAGTGGTTTAACAATTGACAAAGCAAAATTTGTAGATTTAAAAGGTAAATATAAATCAAAATACACACAACTAATTGAGAAGTTAGAAAATCCTAAATGGCAATACAAATTAGAAACAATTAATAATGTAGAAAACTTATCATATGAAGAAGTTATTAAAAAGTATGATAACAAGTACACGTTGTTTTATTGTGACCCACCTTATTTTGAAAAAGAATCATATTACACAAAAGACTTTCCTAAAGAAGAACATAAAAAACTAGCAGACACTTTAAAAAACATAAAAGGTAAATTTGTACTTTCTTATTATGACTTTGACGATTTACAGACTTGGTTTCCTAAAAACAATTATCGTTGGCAAACCAGATCATTTAATAAACAAAATAGTAGTAAATCTGTAGGTACCGATAAGGGAGAAGAATTATTAATTATGAATTTCTAGTCATATAAATATTGCTATGATTAGTTTCAAGCAGTATTTAAAAGACGAAAAATTTGACAGAATAACTGAATTAGAAGAAGGATTATTCAGTGGGTTCATTTCATTTATTAGAGGTGCTTTTAATAAAGTAGTAAATGCTTTTAAATTTGCTTTTAGAGCTATCGCTTCTAAACTAGGTTTTGGACAAACTATATCTATGAAAATAAGTACAGGTTTAAGTGAAGCAAACGAAGTAGGACAAGACAGTAAATCCCGACTAGGATATTATTCAGAATATGTTTGTGGTGTAGAATTGGCAAAACTTATTGAAAGTCGAAATTTAAATTTACCTAGTTCATCATCCAGTTCATCACTCAACAAAGTCAGACAAAACTTTGTTAACAACAAATTAAAAACTTTATCAAATTTTAAAAATTTAAGTTCTGAAATACAAAGAATGGAAGACGCTGGTAAAGCGATGGCTGATAAAATATTTTCTGATATGTTGATTGAAACAGCAGATTTAAAAGTTACCCAATTTGATATAACACTAACAGGTGATAGTTTAAAAGGTGAAGGTAAAGCAGATATAGTATTAAGAGCTAGAAAAAAATCAAAAAATCAAATTGTGGCAGAGATAGCCGCTTCATTAAAAGCATATCAAAAAAGTAGAATTAATTTAGCCAACAATACTTTAATAAGTTTCTTTTCTGGTTTAACAGGTGATAAAAATTTTACTTCTAAAGCATTAGAAAAATCACAAAGTATTATTTTTGATAGTATGTTAAAAGCTGCTATGAAAGATGGTATGTCAAAAGCAGAAGCAACAGAATTTTTAGCAAAAAAGAGTTTAAATGCTTCAGAAAAAAAGATGTTTAAAAAATACAAAGATTATGGTCGTAAAGTTTCAAAAGAATCACAAATCAATACAGCTAAAATTATAGTAGATGAGTTTAATGCTATCTACAAAAAGAACAAACAAAAAATTAATAATAATTTAATTAAACAAATTGGTATGGACGGAGAAGACGATTTCTATGCTGCTATAGGTGAAGGTAAAAATATGAGAGTTATTTCATCTAAACAAAGTGAAGATATGAAAAAATTTATATCAGACATTAGAAATAAAGCATTAACTATTACAATGGTACCAAAACCTGGTGCTTCTGGTAGAGCCAGTGTTACAGTTACATTATCAATTGGAACAGAAATATTATCACAATCAGACTTAACTATGACCGACACAGGTGTTGGTAGTGCTGGTATGACACCTTCAAAAGGTGCGATAAAAACAAACTTCTGGTTTAATTTTAATGATATAAACTAGACTTGACTTTTTTTAAGTCTTGTGATATATTGATACATTATGAAATACAATGAAGATAAAATATTAAAAGAAATAGGTGATTATATTAAGTCAACATACGGTCAACACTATTCAAGTGGTAAAGACGGCTTTCAAGTACAAGATTTATTTAAAACACTAGGTATTGGAAAAGATTTTTGTCAAGCCAACGCAATTAAATATTTGTGTAGGTACGGTAAAAAGAACGGTCATAACAGAGCAGACTTGCTAAAAGCAGTACACTATGTTATATTATTATTAAACTATGATAAGGAGAATGTGAAATGAACCTAAGCACAGACACAATATCTGTACTAAAAAACTTTTCAGACATCAATCAAAACATTTTGATTAAACCTGGAAATAAAGTACAGACAATTTCTACAATGAAGAACATTTTAGCCGAGGCTGAAATAACAGAAAAATTTGATAGTGAATTTGCTATCTATGATTTACCTGAATTTTTAAGATCAGTTGAATTATTTGAAGCACCAGAATTAAAATTTAATGGTGGATCAAATGTAACAATTGCTGATAGTAAAACTAAACAGGCAGTAAAGTATTTCTTTGCTGATAAATCAGTTATTGTCGCACCTAAAAAACAAATTAATATGCCAGACAAATATGTAACTTTTACATTAAAAAAAGATTTGTTTGCTAAATTAATGAAAGGTGCTACTACACTTAACTTACCAGATATTGCCGTAAAAGGTGATGGTAATAAAATCAAAATAGTTGCTACAGATAAAAAGAATAAATCATCTAACGAATATTCGCTTGATATAGGCGAAACAGATAAGAAGTTTACAGCTTTCTTTAAGGCTGAAAACTTTAAACAAGTTGTTGATGATTATGACGTGGCAATTTCTGAACAAAAAATATCTCATTTTGTAAACAGAAATAAATCAGTACAGTATTGGATCGCATTAGAACCTGATTCGGAGTTTTAGTATGTCCGAGGTATATAAACTGGAAGACGGTACTGAATACAAATCAGACGATTACTTAAAAGTAGAAACCAGAGAGTATCATCAAACTACACATTATCTTAACAGACAAATCGCTGTTTCTGATATTATAGAGGAGTTTGGTGATCTACCTACCTTTGAAAAAGGTCTTTACTTTGATTGGAGTAACTATCAAACTGCTAGTGATGAAGATAAAGAACTAGCAGATAAAGTCCAAACATTTGTTGATGAACACGATTATGACCGTGAAGAAGATTGTTGGACAATGAATAAAGGTGGTTATGATGTTGATAGTGAAATCGTAAATGAATTTACAATTGAATCTAAATGAGTTTATTTGTAGATGAAGAAATAAAACCTAAAAAAACTATCAGAATTTTAGTCTATCCTAACATTACGTTTGGTAAAGATTTAGAAAAAGATAGTTATATACAAGTCATTAAAAAACAAATATCTCTTTTAAATTCTATTAGAGATGACTTATGGTTTTATTTGATATTGCCTAAACCTGTTTCTTCATTGATGTTTGAAAATGTCACACAATTTTATGTGGATATTCCTACACACCCACCAACAATGAGAGTACATTTTGATACACAGATGGTTAAACAAATTGTATCAAAAGAATTAGATTTTGATTTAGTAATGTCACATTTACCAGAACATACAACTAATTTAAAAAATGTTTTATTAAATGTTACTCATCACGTTCCATTATTTTTTGGTTATTGTCATTGGTTTGATTTAAAGAACGTTGTTACTTGGCCAGCAAATGCTTTTAGAAATAATATATTAGGCATTTTAGAAATGGATAGATGTTATTTAAATACTTCATCACAAAGAAAACTAGTATTAGATGAGGCAAAAGAAATATTTAATGATAAAACTATTATTAAATTAGAAAACATTTTAAAAGTACAACATTTAGGTGTTGATGAAAAAGATATTGTAAAAGAAATCAATACTAAACCAGAAAAAATAATTGTGTTTAATCATAGACCAGACACATATAAACATTATAAAGAATTTTTAAAAGTCACTGATAAACTTTATCAACAAAGGCAAGATTTTAAAGTTTGGGTTCCTCTTGCCAAAAAACCTGATAGAGATTATATCATTGTAGATAAAGGCGATAAAGAATTTTATTATAAGTTTTTACAAAAGTGTTGTGTAGGATATTCTCCTAAACAATCTTATAGTGGCTGGTCTGTGGCAACTACTGATGGTATGATGAATGGCGTACCTTACATTATGTACAACGCAGATTATTATAGAGAATTGTATGATGAAGGTAAGTTTATAGATACAGATGAAGAATTACTTTCAGAATTTAATTTACATTTAGACAATACAGATTTAAGAAATGACTATGCTAACGAATCACTTAATCATATTAAACATAATTTAGTTTTTAAAGACGAGGTTAAAAGTATGAGTGCTTACATTGATGGTCTAATTCAGTGTGTAGGTAAAATGAGTGAAAGTGAGGCAGTACAAAGAATTACTAAATGGATTAAAGACGAAAAACGTTTGACTAAAAAAGAAATTATAAATCGGTTAGGTTGGGGTGTAGGTATAAGATGGACACCATATCGTAGGGCACTATTGACAAATCCTAACATTTATGATAGTATGACAAAAGATCCAACTTATACTTGGATTGATTTAAATTGAGGAGTATATTATATTATGAGTGACTTTTTATGGGTCGAAAAGTATAGACCAAAAAAGATTAGTGATTGTATTCTTACTGAAGAATTAAAAGATACATTTACAAAGTTTTTAGAGAAAAAAGAAATACCTAATTTACTATTATCAGGTACAGCAGGTACAGGTAAAACTACTGTGGCTCGTGCTTTATGTGAAGAATTAGGTACAGATTACATTATCATTAACGGTTCAGATGAAGGTAGACAGATTGATACATTAAGAAATAAGATTAAAAATTTTGCTTCTACTGTATCTCTTACTGAAGAAGCTAATCACAAAGTTGTTATTATTGATGAGGCAGATTATATGAACGCTGATAGTGTTCAACCTGCTTTAAGAAATTTCATAGAAACATTTTATAATAATTGTAGATTTATTTTTACGTGTAATTATAAGAACAAAATTATTCCAGCACTTCATAGTCGTTGTACAGTAATTGACTTTAAGATTACTAATGGTCAAGTTAGAAAAACTGCTGGCGCTCTTATGAAACGATTAGAAGATGTTTTAAAAGAAGAAAATATAGAGTATGATAAAAAAGTATTGGCAGAGTTAATTCAAAAGTATTATCCAGACTTTAGAAGAACAATCAACGAACTACAAAGATATTCTGTAAGAGGTAAGATTGATAGTGGTATATTGTTTAGTATCTCGGAAGTTAATCACAAAGAGTTGATGAAAACTTTAAAAGAGAAACGTTTTAATGATATGAGAAAATGGGTTGTACAGAATTTAGACAAAGAGCCATCTCACTTGTTTAGAACAATCTATGATTTACTTTATGAAAATTTAGATACAAAATCTATTCCTCAAGCCATATTAATTATTGCTGGATATCAATATAAAGCAGCCTTTGTTGCCGACCAAGAAATCAATATGGTCGCTTGTTTAACAGAAATTATGGCAAGTTGTAAGTTTAAATAATGGCATACGAGTTAAAAGATTATTTGAACGCAATTAATTTTGACAAGAAACCATTACTGGATAGTGATGATGAAACTTGGGCAAAAAAGTATCCTCCCTTTATAATCAATAAGTGTCTATCTATGTTTTATGATTGTATAGCACAAGCAAATGAGATGAATGGCTATCACTTTTTAGATAAGAAACTACAATTTCACTTTTACATAAATAGTATAAGAAAAAGAAAGCGATTTGGTGGCAAGTGGCTATCACAAGCCAAATTGAAAAATTTAGAGTATGTAAAAGAGTATTATGGTTATAGTAATGAAAAAGCTAAACAGGCACTCAACATACTAACAGAACAACAAATTGAAGAAATAAAAGAGACCTTGAATAAAGGTGGGAGAACAAAGAGATGAGTGAAGAAATACAATGGTCGCCTGATAGTATGCTTGAAGTAACTATAAAACAACCAGACGACTTCTTAAAAATTAGAGAAACCTTAACACGTATCGGTGTTGCTAGTCGTAAAGATAAAACACTTTATCAATCGTGTCACATTTTACACAAACAAGGTAAATACTTTATAACACACTTTAAAGAATTATTTGCTTTAGACGGCAAGAAAGCTACTTTAGTAGAGAATGATATACAAAGACGAAACACAATTGCTATCTTATTACAAGATTGGAATTTAATTGACATTGTAAATAAATCTCAAGCTGAAAACAAAGCACCTTTAAGTCAAATTAAAGTATTACCTTTTAAAGAAAAAAAAGAATGGAACTTACTAGCAAAATATAATATTGGTAAAAAAGTAGAAAATAAAGAAGACGTTACAGATGAGAAATAAATGCAAGTTCCTAAATTTAGAGAATATATAACTGAACAAGACGTTGAGCGTAAAGATAAACCTATCACGGTTGCGGTCATTACAAAGTCTAATCCAAATGTTAAAAAACAAAAAGCTGGTGAAACACCTAAAAAAGAACTTACTGTTGCTTTAATTCAAAAGGCGTGTAAGAAAAAAGGTTTTGAGTGTGTTGTTATTAATACAAAACACGCTATCATCACAGGTAAAGACGAAGAAAAAAATACTTTAACTGTTTATAATTATGATGGTAAAGATAATGAACACACTTTTATAGGTAAAGACACTGTTTGTATTACACGAGCAGGTTCTATAGAAGACGAAGCAGGATTATCATTATTATCTGCTTTTCAAAATTCTCAAGCATTTATGTTAAACACAAGATCAGCGATGTTGACTTGTGATAATAAATTAACAACGGCATTATTATTTGAAAAATTTGGTATACCTACACCAAGAACCACCTTTGTATCTAATGAAAAAAATATAGATGACGCTGTAAAATTAGTAGGTGATAAGTTTCCTATTATACTTAAAACATTAACAGGTACACAAGGTATTGGTGTAATTAAAATTGAAAGTTATGAAGGACTTGTATCAACAATACAATCATTATGGAAACACGATGCCGAATTATTAATACAAGAATATATGCCAACAGCTTTTGATGTTAGAACTTTTGTAGTTGATAATAAAATATTTGCTTCTACAAAAAGAATACACTCATCATACGATTTTAGATCAAATACACATAGAGGTGCTGAAGCAAAACCATATAAATTAAGTGATGATGAAAGAGAACTTGTATTAAAAGCAAGTAGAGTTTCAAAAGCATATATGGTAGGTGTAGATCATATTGTTTATAAAGGTAAACCATATGTGTTAGAAATTAACGGTAGTCCAGGTTCAGGTGCTGATTACGAGGGATATCAATATAACGATTATTATTCTGATCCAGAACCATCAGGTAGAATTGACGGCGAAAAATTAATTTATAATTTAATTGATTGGGTTTCTAAAAGATCACATTGGGATAGACAAGCCGCTAGTGAATGTGGTTGGTTAGAAACAGTTGAATTAGAAGATATAGGTTTAGTAAGAGCAAAATTAGATACAGGTAATGGTGCGGATGCTTGTGCTTTACACGCTGATGAAATATTAGAAGACGGCAAAGTAATCAAGTGGAAATATAATGGTAAAACTTTTTCTAAACCAAGACACGGTACAAGTAAAGTGTTTAGAGCAAATGCTGATGGTGAAGAACCGTCAGAAACAAGACCAACAGTTTTAATGGATATTACTTTTAATGGATTTACATATAAAGATATAGAAGTAGGTTTAGACCAAAGACCAAGATCAGGTTCTGATATATTAATTAACAGAAACTTAATGCGTCAAATGAACGTAAGTGTCAATCCTAATAGAACGTTTGTATTAAGTAAAAGATTAAGACCAGTTGAAAAGAAAAACAACATTGACAAATAAGTCAATTTGTGATATATTATAACAATTAAAGGAGATATTATGTCAGATGTGAAAATATTAAGACTAACTACAGGTGAAGATGTAATCGCTAAAATAGTTACAGAAACACCAGATAACATTACCGTATCAAAAGCGTTTGTTATCATTCCAAGACAATCAGCACCAGGACAACCAGTACAACTTTTAATGAGTTTGTATATGCCTTATACTGAAAACGATACATTTATAATTAAGAGTGCTAATGTTGTAACACAAGTAGATCCTAAATCAGAAATACTTGCTTCTTACCAACAAAATACAAGTAGTATATTAACACCAACTAACAGTTTAATAACAGAAACAAAGTTACCTAAATTAGAGAAGTGATAACAGTTTATTTTGTAAGGAACGGCTCTAAAATTAGAGTTGAAGTGCCTGAAAATACAACTCTAATGGAGGCAGCCAAGTTTCATTCACAAGTACCTATACCAGAAATACCTGCTACTTGCGGCGGAAGTTGTGCCTGTTGTACTTGTCACGTTCACATAGGAGATCAGTGGCTTGACAAATTAGGCAAATTAGACTATAATAAGCCAGAAGGTCACTTAATAGAATATGAAAAAAATTTTGTTGAAGGTAAAAGTAGATTATCTTGTCAAATAGAATTAAAACCAGAACACGATGGATTGATAGTACACTTATTAAATAATGAACTTTTATAAAAATGTAATAGAACATCACGGAAAATTGCTTGTACGTGGCGTAAAAGACGGTAAAGACTATAAAGAAAAAATAGATTATAGTCCTACTCTTTATGCTATGACACAAGAAGAAACTCAATTTAAAACTTTACAAGGTCAGTATTTAAAACCTATTACGTTTGGTAGTATAAAAAAGGCAAGAGATTTTAAAAGACATTACAATACAGACAACGCACCGATCTATGGTATGGATCGTTATCATTATCAATACATATCAGACAAACATCCTAACGAAGTTGAATTTAATAAAGACGCAATTAAAATATTTACTTTAGATATTGAGTGTAGTGCTGAAAATGGTTTTCCAGATGTAGAAAATCCTACTGAAGAAATACTTTGTATTACAGTTAAAAATCAATCTAATAAACAAATCATTACTTGGGGAACAGGTGACTTTGAAACAAATAGAAAAGATGTTTATTATATAAAATGTAATTCTGAAAAACAATTGATTATGGAATTTATGAAGTTTTGGATTAAAAATTATCCAGATGTTATCACAGGTTGGAATACAAAGTTTTTTGATTTACCATATCTTGTTAATAGAATAAGAATGTTAACAGATGAAAAAGTAATTAAAAGATTATCACCTTGGTCTTTAATTGAAAGAGAAGAAATATCAAGTTGGGGAAGAAATCAAACCGTTTATCATTTACTAGGTATTGTAATGTTAGATTATATGGACTTATATCGTAAGTTTATACCAGTAAGACCAGAAAGTTATAAACTTGATTACATAGGTAAAGTAGAACTTGGTGAAGGTAAAGATGAAATGCCTTATGAAACATTTAGAGAATGGTATACAAAAGATTTTCAATCGTTTGTTGATTATAATATCCAAGATGTTGAGATAGTTGATAAGTTAGAAGATAAACTAAAACTTATTGAATTGATTTTAACTATGGCGTATGAGGCAAAAATTAATTATGATGATGTCTTTTCACAAGTTAGATTTTGGGATACAATCATCTACAATCATTTAAGAAAAAAGAATATTATAATTCCTCCTAAAGAAGATAATATAAAAGAATTTAAATATGACGGTGCTTATGTAAAAGAACCATTAGTAGGTTTACATAAATGGGTTGTATCGTTTGATATTAACTCTCTATATCCACATTTAATAATGCAATATAATATTTCACCAGAAAAAATTATTGGTGTAAAAAGTAACGGCATTAGTATTGAAAAATTTTTAGATCACGCTACACCACTTACACATTTAAAAACTGAAGGTGCGACAATCACACCTAACGGTGCTATGTTTAAAACTGATAGTCAAGGTTTTTTACCAGAGATTATGGAAAAGATGTATAATGATCGTGTTGTTTATAAAAATAAAATGATGGTTGCTAAAAAAGAATATAATAAAACAAAAGACCCTAAACTATTAAAAGAAATATCACGTTGTCATAATATTCAGTATTCTAAAAAGATTGGATTAAACAGTGCTTACGGTGCTATCGGCA